TTATCTAACAAATGAAGTCCAATGGTTAGACATTGAGGAGAAGATGAAAACTCCTGGTAAGTCTATCAATCGTTACATGGACTATGCGTATGATTGGATTGGTTGGGGCATTCATGGTGCTCGCACACATTATGCACATGATTATGCTTCCAAACTGATCACGGTAGAAGTTTAAAAGTTAAAGGGAGGTGCTGCAGACCCTCCCTTTTCTTGTATAAATATTTTGGATGAATTGATATCACCTATGTCTTCAAAATTTGATGCAATCTTAGATGAACCTAGTGTAGATTTCGTAGGTAAGGATGGATTCTATTGGTGGTTTGGTGAAATTGTTATTAACGAAGACCCTCTCCAAATGGGTAGAGTAAAATGTCGTATCATGGGATGGTACACAGGGGTCAGTAATAAGTTTATGAACGATATGCCAGATAAGGATCTTCCTTGGTGTATTGTATTACAACCAACTAATCAAGCTGGCGTAGGTTCTTCTGGGCAATCAGTGGGCCAGTTGCAAAAAGGTGCAATGGTAATGGGATTCTTCCTAGATGGGGAAGAAGCACAATCACCAGTTGTATTTGGCGTAGTAAGAGCAAGAAAAAAATCTGGACAGGCTGATTCTAAAGTTGGAATTAATTCCCTCTTTAGTAATGAGAAATATGATGCAACTGCTAATGCTGCTCTGAATAGTAGTGCAACAAATACAACTGATGGCGCTGGGCATACTGGTTCTCAAACAGGAGGAAGTAGTCAGACTCCTCCTGGTCAAACAATCAGCCGCAACGATGCCAGTCTACTTCCTAGTGCAGTTGTAGGTGGCAGTAGTTCAAACCCAGCAACTCCCTCTCTGTCTGGTACAACTGCTGGAAATGGCGTTGCTGGTTCTGCAAATACCTTTGAAGGTACGATGAAAAGGATGATGGAGAACATTGGTATCGCCGCATCCCAAGTTAGACAGACTGGTGCGAACTCATATCAAAGTATAATAAATGGGCAACCAGTCAACATTAGGGCTTTAATAGGTACAGCAACAAACTTAATTAGTTCTGTTTTATCAGAAGCTCTTGCCGCAATAAAAGAACTGTTTTTGACTACAATTGCTACTGGATTAAAAGCACTAAAGATTGCAGGAATTTTCGGTATTCCATTTATTATAACCACAGCAATCCAACTAATTATTCAAATTGTTCTTAAGTTTCTTTGTGGACTTGACGCAAGTTGGTTGCAGGGTATTCTTAATGTTCTAAGTCAAGGTTTAGAAAACTTTTTATTGTCGGCTCTTGGGGCAGCATTTGATTCATTAGCCGCACTTATACAATCTGCATTTGATGATTTGATCAATAGAATACTATGTGCAATTAGTGGTGCTTTGGATGCTATTCAATCAGTTATTAATGCTATTGCTACAGCTATTGCTGTAGCAAAAACAGTCGCAGACATCATGAAAAATGGCACAGCATTTTTCCAAAATCTGGAACAACTTTCTATTAGTGATTTAACCAGCATTACAAGTCTCCTTAGTTTAATCATTGGTCTGATACCTACTCAGTGTGATCGAAAGGCTCCAGGTGGAGATACTGTCACAACATTTGTACCTTTTATGGGATCTACTACTTGCGATGTTTTAGATGCTAGTCCTATTGGTAGTCTTGGATCTTGTGGATCATTTAGTAGTTCTGGTGGTGGCGCAGCAGGCGGTATAGCCTCGGCAGCCAATGCTGTCACCGCAATTATACAAGAGGCAGATGCGTATTTAACTACTGTAAATACATCAATAAGTGGTTACAATGAAAGTCAATTTGGTACTCCTGGTCGTCAAGCAACGATACAGAAAATGCCTAGTGGAACTTCCTGGTGGAGTATCAAGAGCAATGATCAAGCATATAATAATTTTAAAGCAACACAGGCTGCCAAGAAAGCAGGTAATCCAGCACCAAGCACCCCAGCAGTGAATGCAAACAACACTATTTTTGGTGATACTATCACATTTTCTGGTGCAACGCAAATAGAATCTCAAAAAGATTTCTTGTTAAAAAATATTGGTCAATTTCAACACAATGTTGATGGCAGTTACAAATTAAAGATTGTTGGAGATCTTGATATTGAAGTTGGCGGAAGACTGGCATTAAAAGTCAATGGAGCACCCCAGAAAACGACTTCAACGGGAGCACCGAACTCTGGAGATACTAGTAAGCAATCCAAGAACCTTCTTATTTTTGATAGTGATACAGAAATAGCAGGTAGAGGTAAAATTGAAGTTCAAGCTACAGGATCTACTACTTCAGCAAAACCTGGAACAGACTTAAAAATGAATACAGATACCTTGAATCTGTCTGCAGGAGTAATCAACTTGAATGCCACTAACGATCTAAAATTAACTGCTGGTAATGCCATGTATGTTGAGACACCATCTTTAGTCAGGGCTATAAACGTACCAGGAGTTATTCCAAGGGCCAAAGCAGGTATTTTCACGATTATGCACGGTTCCTATGACATGATTATAAATCCCGCCGTCTCTGCTGCTGACGCAATACCTCGTTGCACTATTAACAATACCGTTGGACCTATTTCCCTGCTTGTAGGTGCTGGAGGTATGTTCTTTACCGTTGCTGCAGGTGGTCTAACTGCCACTGTAGCCGCTGGAGCAATGGCACTAACTACAGCTGCTGGTGCTGTCACGCTCAATTCGGCCGCTGCCATGACACTTACTGCTGCGGCAATCATGACACTCACTGCAGCAACCATCAAATTAAATTGACCCCTTGACAAGGACCCTCGGCGGTGCTATGATAACTCTGCACAGGTTCAAACCAATTCTCTAAGAGCTCTATGAAGATCACTGCATTTTCCGAACTAGATCATGTTGTTCTAGATTTTACTAAACGTACCATTGAACTTCATGGTACTGATGGTGAATTTATAGCTGAGTCTTGTCCCTTTAATGATAAAGGACGTATTCAGTTTGAAAATATGGTAGAATACTGCCAGCAAGTTCTTAAACCTGAACAACGTATTTACAAACTATGAACACACAAGTACCTGTAATTAGTCTATCAGAACTAAGAGACAACGCAGAGTTTATCTGTGAAGTCCTTGTTGGAAGAAATAGGATGTCATTAAGAGTGACCACTGAAGAGCATGGTGACTTCTTATTAGTTCCTGTAATTGAAAAAGGTCCTATTCCTGAAGATATTCTGCAGGAATTACAGGAGATGCAAAAAGCCATGGAATCTCCTGATATTGGACTTGCAGGTCCTCCTCCTCTTGACATGCCCTTCTGAGTCTGCTATCATACAATTGCTTCCTGGGGAGGTGGTGAAATCGGTAGACACACCAGACTTAAAATCTGTTGGGCATTGCCCGTGGGGGTTCAAGTCCCCCTCTCCCTACCTAATAAATACATCGTGGTCGAGGATATGTTTTGGAAAATCTAGGACAACATTGTACTTTTGAGATTTACGGCACTAAAAGTGAGTTGCTGAACGATCTACAGTTTATTAACGACACTCTTCGTAAAGCAGCAATCATATGTGGCGCAACTATTTTAGATAGTGTGTTCCATACCTTTGATCCTCAAGGTATTACGTTTATACTTTTATTATCTGAATCTCATATTTCAATTCATACTTGGCCAGAGAAAGGGTGTGCAGCAATTGACATTTATACATGTGGATTGTCTAATCCTGAATCTGCTATGTGGTATATAATTGAACAATTCAAACCAAAATCACATTCGACTAAAAGTTTTCCTAGGGGTGGAGATTGATGATAAGTTCATTAATTGTATTGGGTGGAGGAACAAGTGGACTTATTTCTGCATTGATGATTAAAAAATCATGGCCAGAATTAAAGGTTACCGTAATTGAATCTTCTACTATTGGCATTATTGGTGTTGGAGAAGGCAGTACCGAGCATTGGGGTCGGTTTATGTCTCATATTGATCTTAATGTTCCCGACTTAATTCGTGAAGCTGGTGCTACTTATAAAATTGGAATTAAATTTAATAACTGGCATGGTGACCAAACAAGTTATTGGCATTCATTAGGTGAAGACTATACTAAACGATGTCCTAGTACTGGTTTGTATTATATGTTAATGGGGATGATTGGTGATAACAGAAACCAAAATGAAAGTGTTTATAAGTTTTCTAGAGATAGTCATCACGCTGAACCATTACATTTAAGCACAGCTCAATATCATTTTGATACATTTAAGTTAAATACTTTTTTACATAAAAAAGCAAAAGAAAGAGGTATTGAATTTATTGATACTGATATTGTAGATGTTGAATTAGATGAACAGGGATATGTATCATCTCTGATTGATAATAACAATCAACGTTATTCTAGCGATTTTTATATTGATTGCAGTGGATTTAAACGTATTATTGGTACTAAATTAGGAATCAAGTGGATTTCTTGTCAAGAAGAACTTCCAATGAATAGTGCCATGGCATTTCCCACTCCAGGTACTGATGACATTCCTAGTTACACTGAGGCCACAGCATTAACCTCTGGGTGGATGTGGCGTATACCAACTCAAGAACGATATGGTAATGGGTATGTGTTCTGTGATTCTTTTATTACAGAAGATCAAGCACAACAAGAGCTGGAAAGTATTCATGGTAAAGTAAACATCGGGAGAAGAATTAAATTTACTCCAGGTTATGTGAATAGATCTATGGTTAAAAATTGTGCTATGATTGGTCTTAGTTCAATATTTGTCGAACCTTTAGAAGCTTCTAGTATTGGTACTACAATTCAACAAATCTTTTTATTGATACCTAATCTATTTCATTTTTCTAGAGGAGATGGAAATCGAACTTCCAATATGTACAATCAATACATGGAGGAGATTAATCAAAATGTAATTGATTTTATTCAGTTGCATTATTTTACACAACGAAGTGATAGTGAATTTTGGAGGTGGTGTAAATCAAACATAGCAATGACTGAATTTAATAGAAATACGCTAGAGTATTTTAAGACAAATTGGCCAAACCATTTATTTTTTAATAATCAATTAGCACTTTTTTCTAGTATTAACTGGATTCAAGTTATGTGGGGATTGAGATTATTTGATTCTTCTGCAATTAAGTCCAAAATTCCATCATCCCTAAGACCGTTGATAGATTCTCAAGAAGAAGAGATTGATCAGTATGTATCTTCTGTTCAAACATTTTCACATAGAGAATCAATAGAGATTCTTAAAACACGTTACTCAGAGATTTCCTATGCACTTTAAAGTTGGTTCGTATGTTTCATGGAAAGATATTGAAGGATATGTCAGATTTATAAGTGAGGATTATATTTCAATTTGTGTTAATATTCACAACCCAGATCAGTTTGATTGTTGTATAGTATGTTATAGTAGTGATTGGAATGAGATCACTGTTCACAAAACAGTATCACCCATTTATCCAATTCAACCATGCCTCCGTAGCTCAGCTGGATAGAGCAACGGTTTTGTAAACCGTAGGTCGTCGGTTCAAGTCCGTCCAGAGGCTTCATAAAT